CCGTGGTGCAGGTTTCAACTCTGACCGCTTTTTGATGACCGCGTTGCCGGTTGACTCAGACTTGATCCGCACGATCGGATCGTCCATGCTGCCGACGCGGGTGACGCTACCGCCGCCCTGCGTGGGTATGGTCGCCCGCTCACCGCCAATGCTGGTGATCACGCCAAAGGTGCGCGTACCTTGGTAGTTCCAGCTAACCCGATCGCCGCGTTTCATTTCTTCTTGCCGTTTTTCTTGGGCATGGGCTTTTGAGGCTTGGCTGGTCCGGTGTACTTAGGCATTACTTTTTACCTTTGGGTTTACGGGCTTTGCCGGCTTTGGACAGTGCGATGGCGACGGCTTGCTTTTGCGGCTTGCCGGCCTTCATCTCAGCTTTGATGTTGGCTGAGATGGTCTTTTGTGAGCTACCTTTCTTTAACGGCACCGTATCGAGCCCGCAACTGATCCAAGGTTAGCTCTGACCCATCGTCACGGACCAGTTTGGCGATGGCGTCCTTGGGTCCGTACTTGGCCGACAGCTTGTCGAAATAGGCAACCTTGTTGGCACCGAGTGCCTTTGCCTTGACCGGCAGCGGCTGCTTGGCAAGCCACTGGCCGTAGGACTCGTTGACCGGCACCTGCCCATCGGCACTGGCGCGGGTGCCTGCTGGCGGTGGCGTGAAGCCAAGCGCTTTGTAGTCAATGACCGGCACGGTGGTGCTGCGGCAGTTGAAGTGCTGCGGCGGTGTCGGTCCTTTACCGTATTCAAACTCACGGCCATCAAGCGCCCGGCAGATCGCGCTGGTGCGGGTGTCGAGCGTGGCGACGTACCGATAGCGCGGTGTGATGTCCTGGTTTGCCTCGTAGACCTGCTGGCTGGCGGTATTGGCCACTTGGTTGATGCTGGTGCGAACGAGGGCGATGACTTGGTTGTCGGCTACTGCTGTTGCCTGCCCACCTGCAGCAATGAGTTGCTTGACGGTCTTTGCTTCCTCGCCAAACTGCAGGCTGCCGATCAGCCGCTTAGCAATAGCAGGCGTCGGCTCGCCGGTCAGCAGCCCTTGCCGCACCACCTGCGAGAACCGTTCAGCCTGATCGACGGCGATGCCCCTGAACGCCTTGGTGACTACCTCGCCATTGGGCAGTGTGATGGTGGCACCCTGCGCAGCGGTCAGGCTGAACGTAGCTGGTGCGCCTTGCACTGCAGCAAACAGGTCATCGCTCAGCGCCACCACATTGAGTTGCGTCGGGTCGGTCGTGACCACCGACTGCGCAAACTGCGGGCTGATCTCAACGGTGCGCACTGCATCACGAGCGCCAGCAGGCAATGCACGCCGCAGTTGATCAGTCACAAACTCAGATTGCAACTGCGCGATGCCCTGCAGCTCGGTTGCTGTGATCTCCGTTGCATCACCTGCCCAGGTGCTGAGGCTGTCCTTTAGCTGCGCCAAGATCGCCCGCAGCCTGGCAGCTTTGACCGGTGCTGCTAGCTCATCAATGGTCCGCAGTTGATTGACTGCATCAATGATGATGTCGTTGTAGGCATTGATGATGCGCCGCGCAACGCTATTGCTGAACCTGTTCAGGTCAATGGCATTGCGGTATAGAGCTTCTGGTGTGGCCATTAGATCACACCAAGTTGCTCAGGGCGATACTGCGACCTGATGCTTACATTGGCGCCACGGGTTAATGCACCCTGCACTGCAGCAGCGAAGGCGTCGTAACCGTTCTGGCCGTCTTCCATGATGCGCAGCTCGTCCACTTCATCGGCTTTGCCGTCTTTGTACCATGTCAGCCGGATGACAGCTAACACCTCATCAGGCAGGTCGCAAACGGTGTAATCAAGCTCCTGTTTCCTCGGCTTCTTCGGCTCCATCCATATCATCAGGTCCACTAGCCAGTCTGTCAGCTTGTCCAGCAGACGGTAGATCAAGCCCCGCATTAGATGTGGCCTCCAGCTCCTCGTCTACATCAAAGTTATCGCCCAGCACATCGCCTTCAGCCAGCTCACGCAGCAGGGTCTCCTGACTGATTGTGCCAGCGGTGTACAGCGACAGCAGAGCGGTGATGTCCTGCGGCTCAAGGCGTGCGCCGAGAAAATCACGGTTGACGTAGCTGCTGCCAGCAGCGGTGGCATTGCCGAGATACTGCGCGTGAAACTGCAGGCAGTTGTCGATCATGTCCTGCATATTTTGCGCGATCACCATCATGGTGCTATCGCCTTGACTGCGGTCAATGCGCTTCGCCTCGGCGGTCTCAGCGCTCAGCTTCTGGCCTAGCACTGCAGACAGCCCTAGCTCGTTGATCTGCAGCGCAAGCTGCTCAAGCCGGCGAAACTGCGCCTCAAAGCTACGGCCTGCTGGTTCGATGTACTCGGCGCGGCCTTCGGCAGGGAATGCGATCGCCTCACCAGGTCCAGCTGATACCTCTTCAGCTGCTGACGGGAACCCGTAAAACGCCAGCATCGGCACTGCTGAGATGTGCAGTTGATTGTCGAGGTCCGACTGCACTTGATAGGTCTTGAGGTTCAGCTCTGCGATGTCCTCAAGCGGCGGGCGTGACTCCATAAAGCCATGACGCTGCGCGTAGGCGATGCTGAACGGGATCTCGCTAAGGCTGGTGCGGCCTTCATCGACGACGGTGAACTCGCCGCTGTCAGCTTTGCGATGGATGCGGTACTCACCAGGCGTTAGGACGCGCACCTGCTCGACTGCCTTTTCGCCAAACTCGCCATCAGGCACTGTGACGACTTCAGATAGCCGCAACTGGGTCAATACCTGCCGGCCTTCTTGCGTCTCGGTGCGCCAGCCAAGGATCTGCCGGGGCGTGTATGTCACCCAGTAGGGTCGACCCCCATTAGCAGGTGCATCCACCAATGTGCCAACGTGGCCATAACGGACCATTTTGCGGGCGGCTTCATAGGTCCAGACGTTGAGGTCATTGCCTTGCAGGTCTACGTCGAATAGTTGCTCGCGAATGATGTCAGCGGTGTCATCCAGCCTGACAGGCTTGCGGGTCAGCATGCCGGCCAGCATGCGCTCTAAGCGGATGTAATACGGCGGGCAGACGCTACGGGCTAGGCGGTTGTCGTAGGACTCGTCTAGCTCGCGTGGTTCCTGCGGCAGGTAACGGCGATGCTTTTTGCGCATGCCATAGGTGCCCTGCAGCAGATCCTCAATCAGGATCCAATGCGGCTCCTGTGCGTACCAACTCGTATTAGGGTCATTGACCTTTGAAACGGTGCGCTGCGCTAGCGGCCGGTCGTAGAAGTTGTACCCGCTATACACGACCGCTAACTGCTGACAATGGTGTCAGTTTACGGCTTCAGCCCCTGATGGCAGGCCGGGTGGTTGTGATGCGCTTGCACGGCCTGGTCGCGGCCGACGCTGATGCCAACGCCGTACATCATGAACAGCAGCGTCAGGGCTGCGAAGCGATTGAGCCAGGGGTTGGTGGTCATGGTTGGGATGGTAGGTGGGCGGCCGACTGGCCGTGAGCAAAAGATACCAGCGTTTGCCGCCGTGGTCAACCCTAGTAGAGCCTGACCCCCGTGCCCCGGCCAGCGCCAGCGTGCAACGGATTGAACTCGCGCCACACCAGGTAGCCGAGCGCGTCGTTCATGTGGTCAAAGCCCGCGTCCTTGTCCGGCTCGCCCTTGTCGGTGTAGCACTGCAGCTCTAAGCATTCGATGACCCGCTTGCAAGTTTCTGACACCTGCAACCTGACCTGCCCTTTGCCGTTTTCCAGCAAAGCCTGAACAGCAGCCACCCGATCACGAACGGGAGGATTTGCTCGCGGTGACTGGTTGGACATGCCATAGCTCTCAAGGATCTGCACATCGGTCTGGCTTGCGTTGGTGCTGCGGTTGCCGCCGCTGGCATCTGGGTAGGCGTACATCCGCCTATCGGGGTAACGCCTGACCACTTCCTGCGCCAGTGCGTCGGTGTCGTGGGCGCCGCTGATCTCATCAATCACCAGCAGGCTGCTGCCAAGCTTGATAGCGATCACCGCCGACATGTTGCCAACGTTGAAATCAACGCCAACCCTTAGCGGCTCGCGGTCAGTATCCGGCAGCTCGCTGACCACATGCTTAGCGCGGTCGAAACGGTCATACACCTGCCCAGTGGTCAGGTTGACGAACTCGCCGTCTAAGTACGCCCGCAGCAGGCTTGGGTCGTAGTTGGCTTCCAGCCGCTCGATGAAGTCCGGCGGCAGGTGCGGGTTGTCAACCGTGCGCATCTTGATCAGATGCCGGTCAGGCCTTGCTTTAGCCTCATCACTGCCAAACGTGTTCCACATCCAGCGGAACCCCTCCGGCGTCGATGCCGCGCCAAACTGCCTGACATTGCCGCTGCGGAGTCGGCCAAGGATCTTCGGGAATGCCTTGTTGGCAATGCTGGGCGTCACGGTGTCGATCTCGTCAGCCAGCACCCAGGCAAGGTTCAAGCCGATGATGCGTGACCAGTTCTCAAAGCTGCGGCAAAGGATCTTTGTGTCACCACCTGGCAAGTGCAGCATGTACTCCGGCAGCGGGCTAGCCCTGAAGGTGTACGGGATGTCGTACGCCTCTAGGAATGCCTCGAAGTCCGTCTGCCAGATGTCGCGGATCAGCGGTCCGGTCGGCTCCATGACGCAACCAATAAAGCCCTGGTTGACTGCTGCCAGCATCACGGCCTTAGCGCATAGTGCCCTGGTCTTGCCAGCGCCGTAGCCAGCCGAGATGCCAAGGATCTGCGTTGCGGTGTCATCGACAAACGCAAGCTGCCCAGGGTGCAGATCAGCGCGGATGCGGGCAATCAGATCACCCGTATCCTCTGGCGTCTGCTGCTGCATGAACGCAAGCAGCGGCACTGGTTCACAGATGCCGCTGACGATGCTCACAGGATCTTGCGGACAACAGTCTTGATGCTGCCATCAGGCTGTACAGCAATCCTATGCAGAATGCGCGGCTCGTCACCTTTTGGCTTAAGCAGCCGACCAACGGCTGTAACAGTAGGTTTCATTCTTCTTCAGCGTTAAACAGTGATTCCATCAACTCAGCCTTAGCGATCTCTAAACAGCCGATCAGCTCAACGGCTGTCAGCTCAGAGTCGTTCATGGCTTGAGCGACTGCAGCGAGGAAGTCTTCCATGGTGTGACGTGGTGTCGGCTGGAGCTTAGCGCTTAACCG